TCTATAATTTGTTCATTCCTATGGAATGGAATTACGAAGGATACCTCGATTCTCATGGATTTCCTGTATTCGACACTCCAAAAAAACCCGTCACCAGCATTGATGGATCCAAAATTCAGATTGGAGTTATCTCGCATTGGGAAAATGAAGTCGAGGGTTTAAAATATGATCAAGATAGTTTAAATGAATTTTATCGTCAGTTTCCACGAACAGAGAAACACGCATTTAGAGATGAAGCTAAACAATCTTTATTTAATCTAACTAAGATTTATGAACAAATAGATTATAATGAAGATTTAAAAAATTCAAATATATTAACTAAAGGCAGTTTTCAATGGGAAAGAGGAATTAAAGATACTAGAGTTATTTTTTATCCTAATAAAAATGGAAGATTTTTAATTTCATGGACACCACCGTCTCAATTGCAAAATAAATATATAATTAAAAATGGTATCAAATATCCAGGTAATGATCATACTGGCGCTTTTGGTTGTGACTCTTACGATATTTCCGGAACAGTAGATGGTAGAGGTTCAAAAGGAGCTTTACACGGTTTAACTAAGTTTTCAATGGAGGATGTTCCTCCTAATACATTTTTTTTAGAATATATAGCACGACCCCAAACATCAGAAATATTTTTTGAAGATGTATTAATGGCTTTAGTTTTTTATGGTATGCCAATGTTAGCAGAGAATAACAAGCCAAGATTACTATATTACTTAAAAAGACGAGGATACAGGGGATATTCTATAAATAGACCAGATAAAATTTATAATAAACTATCTGTTACAGAAAGAGAAATAGGTGGAATACCAAATAGTAGTGAAGATATCAAGCAAGCTCACGCAGCAGCTATAGAAGATTATATTGAAAATTTTGTGGGTGTTATACCTGAAGGATATGGAGATATGTATTTCCAAAAAACATTAGATGACTGGGCGCGATTTAATATAAATAATAGAACAAAACACGATGCTTCTATTAGTTCTGGTTTAGCAATAATGGCTTGTAATAAAAATAGATATGCTCCTAATGCAAAAAGAACTATCTCAAAACTTCCTTTAAGTTTTAATAAATATGACAATGAAGGAGTCAATTCAAAAATAATCAAAATAAATGATTAACATTAACTATAATAGTAGTTTTCCAGATCAGGTAGTACCTGAGGCAGAGAAAAGTTCGTGGGAATATGGATTAGCCGTAGCTCAAGCAATTGAACATGAGTGGTTTAGAAACAGTGGCGGTCAAAATAGATTTATTAATAATTTTCAAAATTTTAATAGATTAAGATTATATGCAAGAGGTGAACAACCTATTCAAAAATATAAAGATGAATTAGCTATAAATGGTGACTTGTCTTATCTTAATCTTGATTGGACACCTGTTCCTGTACTATCTAAATTTGTAGATATTGTTGTTAATGGCATGACTGAAAGAGGTTATGAAATAAAATCTTTTGCTACAGATCCTTATGGTATAAAAACAAGAACTCAGTATGCTGAATCAGCATTAAGAGATATTAAAAACAAGGAAAGTATTGCACAATTAACTAAACTAACAGGTAGAAGTTATTATGCCTCAGCTAATCCTCAAGATTTACCAGAAAATGAAGATGAGTTAGACATATATATGCAACTCAATTATAAACAATCTGTAGAAATAGCTGAAGAAGAAGTTATAGATAATGTATTAAATTATAATAAGTTTGATCAAACAAAAAAACAGATAGCATATGATTTAACGGTTCTAGGTATTGGAGCTGTTAAAACTAATTTTAATTTATCTGAAGGTATAACTACTAGTTATGTAAATCCAGCAAATATTGTTTATTCTTATACAGATGATCCAAACTTTGAAGATTTATACTACATAGGAGAAGTAAAAAATATGTCTTTATCAGAAGTAAAAAGACAATTTCCAAATCTTACAAATGAAGAACTAGAACGAATTCAAAAATATCCTGGAAGAAATTCTTACACAAATACTCTATGGGGTCAAAACCAGCAAGATCAAGTACAGGTCTTGTTTTTTGAATATAAAACATATCATGATCAAGTTTTTAAAATAAAACACACAGAACAAGGTTTAGAGAAAATATTAGAGAAACCCGATACGTTTAATCCTCCTGAAAATGATAATTTTGAAAGAGCAGCAAGATCTATAGAGGTTTTATACACAGGCGCTAAGGTATTAGGTCTGGGTGACACTATGTTAGATTGGAAGTTAGCTGAAAACATGACACGCCCATTAGGTGATGTTACTAAAGTAAATATGAATTACATATTATCTGCACCAAGAATGTATCAAGGTCGTATTGAATCTATAGTTAGTAAGACTGTAGGTTTTGCAGATATGATTCAATTAACACATTTAAAATTACAACAAGTATTATCACGAATAGTTCCAGACGGTGTATATTTAGATGTAGATGGTTTAGCTGAAGTTGATCTTGGTAATGGTACTAATTATAATCCATCAGAGGCTTTAAATATGTATTTTCAAAC